GGGGTGGCGCTAGCGCCAGGGGGTGGCGCTAGCGCCAGGGGGTCTAACGCTGGATGTTCCTGGGCAGACAACAGGGCAACCTGAGCGGGCGTGGGGTCATCAGTCAGAGTGACAGCGAGCGGGTTCACCCGCGACTTATGGTTACGCGAGCGATCACACTCGGGAGGGCATTCCAGAAGAATCGTATAGAGGTTAGGACGATTGAATGACTCAGTTCTAGCTGTCCCCCCACGCTGAATCTCACGGCGTATCTCCCCCATGTTGATCAGCTGGTCTATCGACTTCTGGACGTTGCGTGGATGAACCCCCGCATAGCGCGCCAGAGTGGCCACGCTAGGCCACGCGCCCCCATCCCCATCATGGTTGGCTATGCCTATCAGGACCAGCTTGGAGGCCCCCCGCGCTCGGGAATGGTTTAGCGCTATGGCCAGGGACTCAATTGACATAAGAGGGCACACCCTGCCAGTAGCTGAACAGAAGCCACTCATCCAAAGTTAACGATGCAGGGGTCAGCGTGGCCAGGAACCAGGTGAAGGCCCAGTCAGAGGGGAGGTCCTTCACTGCGCCCGCCTAGCCCTGGATGCTTCACGCTGGGCCTGGGCCTGGGCTAGACGATATTCCAGGCCGCTAATCTCGGCGGGCGAATAACGACGATGACCACCAGGGGTCAGCGACGGCGTAACCATGCCCTGAAGTTCCCACAGCCGCAGAGCGCTGGGAGTCACCCCAAACATGGTGGCAGTCTGGCCAATAGTCTTATCGGGCATTAGATCACTTCCTGGGGGTCATCGATCGAGCGGACCCGAGCTGGTGAGGCATTACAGCCCGGGCAATAGTTGAATAGGGCTATGAGGTCGGTAGAAACGAACCTAGAACAATTCATACAGATCATGCAATGAATCTACAGTAGATTAGGGCCAGCTTGTCAACCTGGACGCAATAACGCCCCCAGCGAAAGGCTAGGGGCGTTACGTGGCCACGGGGCCAGCCTGCCGCCATGACACGGCAGGAGTGGGGTTAGCGCAGAGGGTCCCTCTTGATGAAAGCGACCAGCACTGAGGCTGTAGAAACAATGCCAGCCATGACAACAGCCGACCAGGCCCCAAGCGGGGCCAGGAGATCGGGAGTGACAGCGGTAAGCATGGCGCTAACTATCAGAAGCACGCCGCTGGTTATCGCCGCCCCCAGGACCTTGGGGGAAACAACCTTCTCGGGGTCAGGCTCGGGGGTCATGAATGCGTGGCTCATGAATCCAGGACCTTCCGACAGTGGGCACACTTGCAAGCCTCAGTGGGGGTGAACTCAGAACCTTTGACCGAGCGCGCCAGGGCCTGGGCTGGCTCGGGGGCCTGGGCTGGCTCGGGGGCCTGGGCTGGCTCGGGGGCCTGGGCTGGCTCGGGGGCCTTCTTTGAATCAGTCATCGTTAGATTCCTTACTTTCAGCCTGGCTAGCGCGCCAGGACGTAGACGGATAGTGCTGCGGACAGGATAGCGACACTAGAGCCAATTATCCCGGTTATTCGCCCTAACCGCCCGCTGCTGTCGTCCTCTAGGTCCTTGATGCGCTCATCCTGGCGGGCCTGAAGAACTGACTTTTCATGAAGCTGGGTGGTGAGGTTGTTGTGGTTTGTTTCGATGTTAGCCAGGCGGATTCCGTGGTCTCCCAGGACCTGAGTAAGCATGCCCTTCATCTCGGCAACGTCTATACGTGTTCGCGTCAGAGGGTCATCTGCGGTCATTGTTGCATTCCTCTAAATTCATCGATATCGGTTCAGCTGCGCCACGCCTAAACTGTGGAGACCCAACAGTGAATGCGCGGGCCATATGTAGAAACCCCACAACCGCGGGATCCGCCGGCGGCGCCTGGTGAAGCGATCGCGTTGTGGGGGTTCTACAATCGGCGCAGGCTAGTTGCGGGACGAACCATGCATGTTGATGAGAGAGTAGAAAATCTTTCGATTCGCGTCTGAGGACTGGCCACGATCACCCACAATGGTGGGCTTCACTGTGTCAGGAGTACCCAACTTCCAGACGTTCAGAAAGTTCTTATACTCCCCCTCATTAGGGAAGGCATACCCGAAACCTGGGGCAATAACGCCACGGTCTGGCAGTCCATAGGGGGCGATAATCTTCATTTCTACATCCTCATCTATTAGTGAAACGGGGCCAGAGCTAGACAGCGCTGACCAGTAGGGAACGGGGTCCACGAACGCCCCATTGACCAGGTGGTCGTGGTGAAGGTGGGGGCCTGTCGACGAACCAGCGCCCCAAGAATTGACCTCTCCACCCGAGAGGGCCAGGCGCTGTCCCTGGGTGACGACATCGCCAACGGACACCAGGAACCTGGAGAGGTGGGCATAACGGGTTTCATGGCCATCCCCGTGGTCCACGATGACGCGCGCCCCGTACCCGCCATAGGTGAGCGCGGCCTGGGTGACTGTGCCCGCAGCTGCGGACAGGATAGAACTACCGACTGAACAGCCGAGGTCAACCCCATCATGAAACGGGCGAACACCTGGAAGAGGACGCGGTACACGCGGACCAAAAGGCGAAGTGATCTGGCCTGGCGCGGGCTTGATGAAGCTCATACTGCGGCCACCCAATTCTGGCCAGAGATAGAGAACTGAGTGTTCGTGGTGTAAGCGGTATTACCAGCCAGGGTGCGGACCTGGATAACGCCTGTTTCGTTGATCTGGAACTGACACAGCACCGTTAGCGACGTTGTTCCTGACACCAGCAACGGGATGTTAGGGAACGTCCCTGGGGGCAGATAGCCAATAGTCATGAAGGATGAAGTTAGAGTCCCGTTGGCCAGGGAATTGAACTGTCCAACATTGTTAACTATCCCGTTCTTCCTGCGGACAGAAGCGCCATTCAACTTCCAACCTGAGGGAACAGTGGGGTCCAGCGGCCCCGTGTCGTCCGAATACCAGCCCGCGAGAGTGTGCCCCCCTGGATTAGCGCCACCGTCTGTCAGGCCCGCAAAATAGCGTTCAGTGGTCCCGAGGTCAGCGCGGATAGTGAGCGCGCCCCGGTCCTGAAGAGCGCGGCGCTGGGTCGCGTTCGTGGGAATACCCCAGTGAGCGTCACGGCCACCCTGGGAGAGTGCAACGACAGGGGTGCCGGTCACTACAGTGGGCAGCCCGAAGATAGCCAGGGCTGAAGAGACATCTTCAGCGATACGTTGGAATCGAGTAGCGAGCTTGAAGGCCTTAGACCCAGGACGCGGGTATCGGATGCCATACGGGGCCACTGCTAGCTCATCAGCTTCTGGTGGGGGGATGGGTGACATTAGTTCAGTCCTATCGTTACGTTGCCTAGGTCAGAGAGGCTTATGGCCTCATCGTAATCTTCCAGGGCGGGGGCGGTATTGGTCACCAGGCTAGCAATGGCCACAGCATCCAGCGTTCCCGTGGCAGGCACCACAGTGGCGTTCAGGACCCACCCCGAGGGCAGGCGATCACCAGGGGATGAGCTGAACCACTGAAGTTGGCCCCCAATGATCTGGAACTGGGCCGCATAGTTCGCCAGGTTAGCGAATACTGAGTCCACAAAATACAGGGGAACGGGGCGGTCCTTTGTGTCCAGCAAGACATCGATGAGCGCGGGTGGGTAATCAAAACGGCGCAGATCGAACTGAAGAGTGGGGGGGGAGAACTGGTCGTTTATGTCATCCACCAGGGCAGCAGTCAGAGAGATTAGCGCGTTGGCCCAAGCCCGCCCGGTCTGCCGGTTTATATCGTCCCGGAACACTGTGGGGAGTTCCAGGACGCGCGACGTGGGGGAACCAGTGCCACGCGCAGTGCGTCCTTGGATAACCGTATCCACCCACTCAATATCGTCATAGATGCTTAGTCCGACCTGGACAACATCCACAGCCTGAGACACCGTGGAACGTGTCGTATAACCGTCAGGTACGCCAACCTGGTGAGATGAGACAGAGACGCCAGACACTGGGTCCATGACGATTTTGCCCGCGACTAGAGACAGCCGAAAACCAGCGCTAGAGGCAGTACTGCCGATCTCTAGACCGTTGGTCGTGGGATTGTAATTGACATGCGCCAGAGGATACGCAGCATAGATTCTTGAGACATGGTCCAGGCCGGTCATGCTGGCAGACTCATCTGAGTCTATGAACTGAAGGGGGCCAGGGCCAGAAGCGGGGACCCCTAGGGCCGTCCCGATATCCACGGTTTGGATAGAGTCAACAACAGCAGCAGCCCCCTGGGACAGGACGCGATTAGCACGATTCAATGCTGTGGCATGAATCCAGGCCCCAGGCTGGAACGTCCCGTCCACTGTGTAACCAGGACCCAGAATGCGAGCCTGGGCTAAGTCAGCAAGCTTGCAAGTTCCCGTGAGGTGGACCAGCCAGACAGGGACACGGTCCCCCTGGGGGGACTGAGTGTGCGCCCAGGTCGATTCGACGTCAGCGATAGTGCCACGCAGAAGAACATGGCCACCAGGGCGCGAGATAACGACAGGTTTACCCGATAGAGCCGAGTCAGTAGCCCATTGCCCAGATGGGTCTATCAGCGTCAGATCGAACTCCAGAGGGTTCACGGGCGCATAAACATCCGACCGCCCCCATTCCAGACTTATCTCCCCCACGGCCACCAGGGACGTTCCATCCCACTGCGCGTCTATTGGTTCGGTGCCAATTACTATCGTGGGCTGGTAGTTCATAGGGAAGCTCCCGCAGCGGGGATAGCGCCGGTCACTTTGCCGCTAGTCGTTAGGACCTTCTTGATAGCCCGAGCGGTCCCCATACTGTCTATGGCACCAGAGATATTGAACGTATTTTGAACTACCGGGGGCTGGGAAGCAGCACGAGAGGGGAAGGCTGCGGGCGCAGAGAATGCGGCATCCGAGAACCCAGCGAACGGGGAGGATGCGGCCTCTAGGAACATAGGCCCCTGGCCTTCATGGAGGACGCGCTGCGTACTGGTGGACTCTAACGATGCATTCAGCCCAAAGGGGTCAGAGAACCAGTCCCCGACTGAGTTCGCCACCCTATCGGCCCACTCCAATACCCCGCGCATCCATTCCACGATGTTCCCGAATACCTCTTCCGCTGTGGCCTCTACCTTTTCCCAGTTGTCGATAAGCAGCAAAGTGACAACGACGATGAGTCCAATAGCCAGGGCAACAGCCGCGACGACTAGCCCAATAGGGTTAGCGGTTAGAGCGACGTTGAAGGCCCAGACGGCAACGGTAAGCCCGCCGATAGTAAGGGCTAGCGCCGTAGCTAGTTCGCTGTTGTCACTAACCCAGGTAGCGAAAGCAGACAGCACCTTTGCGCCTTCCACCAGGTAAGGAAGCAGCTGTTCCCCCAGCTTGGCACTAGCGTTTTCCCAGTTTGCTGCGGCGATCTGGGCTGAGCCGCTAGCGCTGTCAGTCTCACGCGCGAACTGCCCGGCTGCGTCCGCTGTTTGCTCGGTCAGAAGAGCCAGGGTGGCCTGGGCATCAGCTTGCAACGCAGCTTCACCCGTTAGACCGTCTAGCCCCAGTTCGAGCTTCTTAGAGTCGATGGTGGCCTGCTTGATCGATACGCCGTAGCGTTCGATGGGGTCACGTTCACCCCGCAGCAACGACGACAGCGCGGCAACTGCGTCAGCGGTCGTGCCGCCGAACGTGGCAGCCAGGTCAGCGCCCAGGCTAACTAGCTCTTCTGTCTTAGGGGCTAGCTGGTCCTGGGCTGTGCCCATGTTCTTCAGCTGCGCCCCGATGACAGACGCGAGACTGTTGTATTGGCTAGCAGCCAAGCCCACGTTGTCGGCAGCCTGGGCAGCAATGGCCTTTACTCCCGCAGCGTGAGCGCCAAAGATAGCGTCTACAGCGCCTGCGGCCTGTTCCGCTTCAGAAGCAGAGCGGGCCGCATCTGCCCCCAGCTTGACTAGGGCAGCGCTGACGATCAGCGCAGCGGGGCCGACCTTCTTCAGGCGGGCCGTGGCCTTATCTGCCGCTGTTGCGGTCTGGTCCAGGCCTTTCACGCCGCCCTTAGTATCCGAGATTATGCGGATAGCGAGAACAGCCGTTTTGTTCGCCACGTCACTGGGCCTTTCGTTGTTCGTCCATGATCTCTAAGGCGGTCAGGATGACCTCAGTAGACTCTTCAGCCCAGGCAGCCACGGGGATACTTGTGGCTAGGGCTAGGGCCACGATCAGCCGATATCTGGAACCTGCGGGGTATGCCCTAAAGGGGCCAGGTCATCACCGCTTAAGTCTTTAGCCGGGACCACCTCCCCATCTTCCTTCACTCCACGAACTTCCACAGTGACCTTCATAAAGGTTTCAAGCGATTCGGAATACTCCCCCGAGCGCTTCAGGGCATGCCAGGCAAGGAACGTCAGCCAGAGCATGGGTCCATCTGTGGACTTAGGCCAGTCCTTGCGTGACCTGGTGACATCCCACTGGATAGAGTCACGATTATCAGTCTGAACTGTGTACTCGGTGAGTTCGTCGCTGTTGGGGTTCTCGATGAGCACCACGATCTGTGGGGAAGCTAGCTTTGTCATGGAGGTTACATTCCTTTGATCTTGTCAATAATCTTTTCCACGCCCTGCATATAGAGCGCAGACCAAGCGGGTTCTGTTGATTGAGCGGCCCTAGAGAGCCAGGGGTTCGGTCTGATGTTCTTACGGAACCAACCCCAGTGAAGGGGTGGGGCATAAGGTTTGGACTTATTACCCGCCCGAAGAATCGTGGCTGCGCGGGTGGCCCCCACGCGAACCGTTGACCGGATATGGCCATTCTTGGGGGAACCAGCGGGGGACGTCCCCTTAGCCACGGGGAGCACCACAGCACCAACCTGACGATGAACGTCAGTCATATCCCCCAGGGACAGCCCCGCAGCCTTCATAGTGGCGCGGAGCTGCTTTGCGCCCACAACCGTGGAACCACCCTGGGAGACCATGGCTAGAGCGCGTCGTCAGGGATTGTATCGGCAGGCAACACGGGGGGGCCGATCAGAGTGAAGGTGAAGTCTGACGTGGGTTTCGTTTTGACCTCACCTCCAATATCGATAGCTTCGACCGTCAGCAGCCCCGTGATTTCGCCACCGTTTGCGTTGTTGGGGAAGTAACTGAAAACGTGGTCCTCTCCCCTGTGATCGAATAGCCAGCGGGTGGTTGAATTGTCGCGCCCGAAGTCCTGCAAAAGGGTGCCTTCGATGGCGAACGTTTCCGAGCGATCACCAGGGGCCTGGCCGCCTGAAAGAACGTTGATGGGGTCCCCTTTAGTTACCGAGGGGACAACCTTCAGGGACGTGCACTGGTGGCTGAAATTGGTCAGGTCAGTGTCCGCGCCAATTGTGAACAGACCTGGGCCAATCGTAATCGGGGTGACAGCAGTAGTAGACATGGGGGGTTATTCCGTTTCTCTTATCTCGTTTATCAGTTGCAGCTGGAATGCCGGGAGAGGTTCAGCTGAGTGGTTCAGGAGGGTCATCGTTATGGCAGTGGCTGAGCCTGTGTCTAGCCCCGCAGCACGGGCCTGGGAAAGCAGAACGCCCAGCTGGTCTAAAGCGTCTGGCGCGGCAACGTCTGGGACCACTAAAAACAGATCCCAGGTGACTTCATAGGCGCTTGAATCCAGACGGTCAAAAGACAACGCATTGACGGTCAGCCAGGCCCCTGGCAGCTGAAGGTCCCGAGCATCCACGACAGTGGAAAGGCCCCCAGCGGTCAGCTGGTCAGCCACGATCTGGGCCGCAGCACCTACCTTGATGTCAACCACGGGGTTAGCCAATCCGAGGAGACTGGAACTGGTCCAGGCGCAGCAAGCGGGAGATATCAGAGTCATATCTAGACACGTACTGCGCCCCGGATTCGGTAATAGCCTCTACGCCGCTAGCGCTGTTGCGCCTGCGGTGATAGCGGGCCGCTAACATGACCGCGCCCATCTTGACATCATGGGGCCAGGCCGCGTCTGCGGACAGTCCCAGGTCGACCAAAACAGGTAACCGCGACACGTAGGAATTGACTGTCTCCACGACCATCGTCATGGTGGGATCAGCGATCCCTGGGGGCGTTACCTTCGTCCAGGTGTAGACCTCAGACGCGGTTATTCCTGCGGGCATGTTAGCGGCCTTCCTAGCTACGCTGCGGGCGCGGCGATAGCAGTTTTGAACAGCGCGCGGGCATCGTTGACGATGAGCGCCCCATATCCGAATACGCCGATATCCACGCCACCCTTGGGGATGTTCTCAGCCTGGACCTGGATAGGTGGTTCCTTTTCGTACCAGGTGTAGGCCTGGCCATCACCCGAGAGGACAGCACGCGCAGCGAGTCCAGAACCCACAGAGAACTTGATGTTCCCCGCAGTGCCACCAGTGGTCCCCAGGTTGATCTCCCCCTGGTTCTTCAGCCACCATGGGACGTCTGCTTCGTCCATAGCGACGAACTCAGCCCACGCCGTGGCCCCCATCTGGACGAAAGAGATTTCCGAGCCGATAGCGACAGCGGATACGCCGAGCTGGGTCAGAACAGCCGTCAGGCTCGGGAGGGTAGTGCCACCTGGGAGGGTAGTGGCCGCAGCCAGCAGCTTCGTCCGAACGTAATTCTCGGTGTTGCGCTTGTAAGACTTCACCGCGCGCTTGAAGGCGTTGTTGATGAACTGGGGGGACCCCAGGTCAATGAATCGGCGTTCGATGTCCCATCCACCAGCAAAAGGCTGCGCGTCAGCGGTTACCCCGATAGTTGACCACTCGTTGGAGTGGATGTCTGTCTTGAGGCCGTCGTATTCGACAACTTCTGGTTCACCCACGTGTTTCCAGCCAGCCACTGAAAGGCCGTCGATGTCACCGCCAGAGGTGGCGATATCGATGAGGGGGCGTTCTGACTTGTCAGCGGTCCAGACTTCGTCAATCCACTTGGGGCGCAGCGATTCCCCCAAGTCAGAGTCGACCGTGATGTCAGCCAGGGCTGCGGTCAGGCCACCAGCGGGGTTTCCCGCCCGCAGATAGTCAGCAACGAAAGTACTGGCTGCGCGGACATCGAAAGAGGCAGGACCAGAACTGCTAGCAGCAGCACCAGGAGGAACGATGGGCGCGGCCTGAGCTTGCACCAAGATAGGGGCAACGGGGGCAACGGGGGCAACGGGGTTACTAGAAGCAGCGACCTCTACGGGGTGGGCAGCATTCCACGCAGCCAGCTGCTCATCGTGCGCAGTTTGCTGGATAGTGCCCGCAGCGAGAGCCGCAGCCAGTTGTTCAGGGTTCATCTTGATTTCCTCTGTTTCATGGGTGGCTATGACTTCCAACACTCGGCTGTTTTCATAGGCGGGGATAGTGCACAAACTCACTTCATAGAGTCGTGCGGACTTGACAACCAGGTTTCCCTGGGAGTCAAAACTGTGGGCAGTAACTTCCACGCCCACGGATAGACCGTCGCGCAGACCGTTAGCGGCCTTCTCTAAAGCTTCGTCACCTTCTGCGCCTGGGGGAACTTTGAAGGTGGCCAGCTTTGACTGGATGTCGATACTTTGAAGATACCCAACAGCGGCGTTGTTCTTCACGTGCTCAATGATGAGCTTCACGCGAGACAACACAGAAGGCAACTTGAGCGAGCCACCCAGGAAGATCGTGGGACCCATGCTGGTATGCCCTTTGACTCCATAGTCGACGATTTCACCAGTGATTAGACGGCGTTCGATATCAACGCTGGTGGATGCGGTCATAGTGACCACGCCACCAGCGGCCACCAGGTCAGATTCAGAAGAGGCAGTTAGCGGGAATGTTTCACGTGAAACATTGTCTTTAGTCATTATCCAATTTCCCCTTTACGGAACGAACCAGTCTCGATGAATGAGCGCATCTCTTCTTTAGTGAACAGTTTCGCGTCTACGGCCTTCACTGCGGTTTCGACCTGGGCAGCAAAGTCAGCACGCAGAAGGGCGCTTGTGTCGAATCGTACAGAGGTCCCACGGACAGTCAGATCGTCCATAGACCAGCGGCCTTCTATTGCCGCCATATAGGGGGCTAGGGCGTAGTCGATCAACTCACGCGAGCGACTAGGGGCGTTCGAGTAGGTAAGGCTGGAACCGTTTGTATCCACGTCAGCGGCCCATGCTGGGAACCCGGCAGAGCGCACAACGTTCAGCGCGGCCATGTTGCGCCCAGCGATCAAGAGTTGTTCAGGCTGTTGGCCATGCACCTTCGTTTCAATGCTCGGGTTCGTATAGGCCACACCCCCGCCCTTTTTCCTGCGCGATCGAGTCCAGCGGGCGGTCAACGCATCTATCTGCGCGTCCTCCATTTCAGGACCACCAGTCTGGTGGAGTTCGATAGCGGGGACAGGGTTCAGCGCGGCGTTTGCTGCGGCGTTATCGATGTCGACAGCCTCACGGATACCCCGCTGAGCAAAGTTCAGCAGCCCCTCATGGGGTCCATCGATACGGACGACATCAGCGGCATTTCTCACGGGGCGGTCATTGCCCTGGACCAGGGAACCCGAAGCGTTCACCGTGGCGCGCCACTCGGGGACCCACTCCACGACAGTGGCACGCATATCCGCGCCACGCTCCACGACGATGAACCAGGCGCGGCCATACCAGAGCAGAGCATCCACGACCCAGGACCAGGTACTGACAGAAGGCCGACCGTCCTCGGGCTGGGAGACAATGCGGGGCTGATTAGCCTGGGCAACATCCCCCGCATACGCCACCAGGGGGAACCGGGAGATAGTCCCGCAGGCCAGGTTACGTATCTTCGCCAGGGGCGCTATTCCCATGGCAGTGGTTCTGCTTACAGGAATGATGTCGCTGGCCCCCTCATACAGGTGGGCCAGGGTTACCTGGGCCAGGACATCACTGGATGCCCAAGGGGAGGAGTAAGACGCGGCCTCTAGCATGGGGCTAGGGCGTCTGAACAGGTCTAGTAGGGGCACACGTAAAGCCTAAGGGGGCGCTATGACAGATTTTGACCACTGGTCGATTCTGTGGCGTGTCAAGCATGCCTAGAGGCCTGACGTTCAGCGTTAGCGGTCCCCTTGGGGTCCTCCACCCCGTGAACCCTACGCTGGTGATCTACACCGGCAGACCAGGCAGACCCCTTACTGAGGCTCGGGGGCTGGCCCCAGCCTGGGCAGAGGCTACACACAGGCAGGAATGTCTCATAGCTGGCGTCTACGCGAATAGTCATTCCTGGGCCTCTCGGAACTTAGGGGCGGGCTGTTGCACTGGGCCACGTTCCAATAAGCGCAGGGCAACAGTCGCGGCCACTAGCTCGGGGATGGGGCCACGGGACTTCATCCTGTCCCAGGCCCAGCCCTGGCCCATGGTCCTGGTTTTAGCCACGGCCACAGCTTCAGCCAGGAAGGTCTGGGCTTCATCGTCCGCCTGGCCCTGGCGTGGTTCTTCGTACCAGGTGAAGGCACCGACCAGGGCGCGCGCCTTGAAACCGTCGCATGCTGTGGCGAAGTCGCGAGCTTGCAGAAGTTCTAGTTCAATCGACTGTTGCAGCATGCGGATTTCTTCCGTTGCGTCCCTGGTCGGCCCCCCATCGTCCGCGCCGATAGCTCGGGGGTGGAGGTCCTTAGAGATAGCGACGACTGCGGGCGCTAGCCAGGTCCACCCCGCCCCCACGCGCAGAACGCGCAAAGCGGGCTTGTCTGTCACAGGGTCTACCCAGGCCGCGACGATTGCAGACCTGGAACGGTCCATTGATACCTCATACGACAGGACCATGTCCCCGGTGTTTCGTGGGGGAGTTTGCTCGGGGTCATTCAGATCAGCGAATAGGCCCGCTTCGATCACGGCATCAGTGGTCTGGGTTCTACGGTTCATGAAGGCACGCATCCACTCACCAAAAGAGTGCTGCCCGGCCAAGTCCGCGAGAGATTCCAGGGTGATGGTGTGCCCCAGGGCGGGGTGAAACTTCCACGACTCGGGGTCATAAGGGTCAGCGCCTGGCTTCATTGACCATTCCAGGTAACACATAGAAGAGTCGGGGTCAGTGGTTATCTCAAGCCCACGATCAACCCAACCATGAAGGAAGGTGGAGTCTTTAGTACCCATGGTGGAAATGAGCCACAGCTGACGATCTGGGAGGGTTACCTGGGCAGGCCCGATAGCGCCCATTAGATCGTTTCCGCTGGCATCGTCCAGGGCGAATATCTCGTCCACCACGACATCGTGAGGCGTATAACCATGCAGAGATTTAGGGGTGGGGGCAAAGGGTGAGAGTGTCGCGCCGTTAGGGAAAGTTAGGGACTGGGAGCCGATAGCGCGTCTAAGGATTACGTGGCCACGCATAGGCCCCGCGCTAATTTGGTCTACCAGGTCCTTCCAGCGGGCAGTGGCATCCTTACCTGTTTGCGCTGTGTAGAACTCGCGTCTATTGGGCATGCGTAGCGCGCGATCAGTTAGGACAGTTCTCACTGTGGTTGTTTTGCCTGACTGCCTGGGGACAGTCAAAAGCACCAACTTGAAACGATAGGCAATGAATACGGGGCCAGGCATCCACTCAGTGGAGACTCTTACCGTCCACTCTTGCCAGGGGGTGAGGGGGGTTCCCAGGGCCACGGCAACGACGCGCGCTGTGGCCAGGTCATGACACGCACCAGCCCTGGGCCAACTAGTGAAGCTCGGAGTAGCGTCCCCCATGGCATCCCATAGCGCACGATCAGCGGGGGAAAGATGGGGGACTTCCTGCCCACCCCTGGTCAGTTCCAGGTCAAGAACAGCAACCATTAGCGGAATGTTTCACGTGAAACATTGCCAGAAGCGCCCGCCTTCGCCAGGTCATCCTGGAAGGCGGTCCAGGGGTCAGCGGGACCAGCCTGCACGGGCAGAAGAAACATGGCTTCGCGCAATTCCTTGGATGCCATGGCCAGAGCTGAGCCACGGCCCGCAGCTGCGGAATGACCGACAGCGCGTGCCAGGTCCATTATCAGCTGTTCGAGCATTCCATGGGATGCATTTAGAAGGCCCTCACCTCGCAGCGATTCAAGCTGTTTTGCTGCGGCCTTCTCCATCCTGGTTGCATCCTGGGGCAATAGCTCTAAGCCAGAGAGTTCTGGCTGCGTTTCACTCATTGTCGGGGCCTTTCTGCCTGAACCAGGCTAGTTCTTCAGGCTCTAGTCCTGAGCTATTCGGGGTACAGGATTGATCTGGGCCGTTTTCCGAATTGGTTTGGGTCCCAAAAAAAAGAGGAAGT